CGCATCTGATGCACCATATCTCGAAGAGTTTATACAGACTGTCCCAGTCTACGAGAAAAACACAAACGTTGAGATAAAACTCAAGTCCTCACACCCTGCCCCAGCTACATTAAGATCAATGTCTTGGGAAGGAGACTATTCACCTAAATATTATCGCCGTGTATAACATACAACTTACAGAAACAGAACTCAGATACTTCTATTGGAGAATGAAGACCAACAGATGGTATGAAAGATATGTCCAAAAGGGCATGAAGCAAATGCCATGGGAGCCTTGGATGGCAGACACAATAGAAAAACTTGAACCGATATATGAAAACCTTGAAAAGTAAATACATTCACCCTATAACTTTGAAGGCTGCTCTAGAAGTGGCCTCTAATTTACGCTCAGAGGACTTCAGAGAGATCTCAGAGGGCCACGGAATGGATCCGCTAACGTATCTAGCAGCGATGTCCACAGTGGCCTCTACAGTCTATTTTACGTCGCCTAGCGGCAAGGCTGCTGGTATGGCAGGCGTAGGTAGAGAGGGTGATATTTGGATGCTATGCACCAATGTAATCCACGAACAACCAACTTTATTTGCAAGACAGGCAAAACGGTATGTCGATAGCCGGGAAGAGCCTTTGCTTTGGAATATAGTTGACAGTCGAAACGAAGCACATTTAAAACTGCTAAAGTTTCTTGGCTTTAAGTTTTTACGTAAGTTAAAACATGGGCCGAACAATGTAACATTTATTGAATTTTGCCGTGTGCGTAGATGCTAATGCGGGACTTAGAGCCCAGCAAAAACAAAAAGCTAGAGAGAAAGACGCAGTGTATGCTCAACAGGCACTAAAGTTTTTTAACAAAGAGACTAGCTTAAAAAGAACACAAACTAGAAACCTAATTGGATATGGCCGTGACCTTAGCGATGCCTATGTTCAAGCTTTATATAAGCAAGGTAAAGGTAGAGTTGCTGTACAGGCAGCTGCTACTAAATTTTATAGAAACAAAGCTTACGGTAGATCCTTACAGGGTGGCCGATCTAGAGCAGCTGGTAGAAACGTCTATATGGATTATCTAAAAACCAGAGCCAAGGTAGATAGTGTGATGAACGCAACCTTTGGTAGAAACATGGCGTATGCACAAGAAGGTGCAAGACGTAAGTACTTGAATAAGAACGCAAAAGCACGTGAGGCACTGGGTATACCAGCAGCATACGGTGCACCTGTAATGCTATCACCAACAGATAGATTCAGCGGATTTCTTAACTTTACTTTCCAAGCTCTTGGTACTGCTGGTAGCTTAGGATTCCAACCATTTGGCCCTAATAATTCAGATATTAAACTAAAAGAAAATATAGAACAGGTAGGTGTATCTGCTGATGGGTATAAGATCTACGAATTTAACTATAGAGATGACTTCACCAACACACGTTATCGTGGAGCTATGGCTCAAGATGTTGTTAAGAAGAATCCTATGGCTGTAGGTATACGTGATAATCATTTAACTGTAGATTATAGTCAAATAGATGTTGATATGGAGGTTGTATGACATCATCTTATGGAAACGTCATCGGTACTCCACAAGACGAGATACCCGATATTAGTGATACTAACTATCTAGCAACAGAAGCTGACATGACAGCTGCCGTCAACGAACAGATTGACGAAAACATTAAGGACACTAAGGAGTTCTATAATGACATGATGAAGATAGAGGAGAATAGATATAGAACAAGAGATAGAAGATTAGAAGCTATATATAATATAACTGGTAAACTAGCTGAACTCTACCCAACTGAAGCTGAAAGACTAGAAAAGAAACTCAACGATTACAAGCTCAGTCAAGATAGAAAGAATCGAAACGAGCTTGTTACTCGTACTGATAACGAAACTTCTTACAATGGCCTTAAGTTAGCAGAGTTTATAGGCAACAACGAAGACATTAGAATACCAGAAGTACAGGAGATCTTAAAACAACTTAACTTTGATCTTGACGAAGATGTAGACTTAAAAACATTTCTTGCTAAGTATAATGATGAAGAGTTTATAGGATCTATCTACTCCAGTGCACTACAACAGTTAGGACACGATCAATTAACTAACGTTGCTGATGGTGTTGAAATGCGTAAGTTTGTACAACAACTTATACGCAACAAGATACACGTAGAAGCAATAAAAAGAGGTTTTGACATTGAGTCTGGTAGATATGAAAAGAATCTTCTAAAAATAGTACAGCCCAGTATTGACAACATAGCACGTAGATATGGCTATGCTTTGACTACTCAAATAAACACTAATCTTAAGGCTGAACAGAAGGAAATAATAGATGATAAAATTAGAGTTTCTGCAACTTCAATCAACATTTCTCCAGAAAATGGTCAAGATTTAACCACGTTTACTGATAAAAATAGTATAATTAAACAAATCTCTGTTGCTCCTACCTATGGATTCAACGGAGATATGTCTAAGGCTAATGATTACTATTTCAATAAAATAGCAGAGTTACTTGACAATAACAAAATAACTGTTGCACAAGCCAATGCTGTGCTAGAAGACTTACCTTATTTTGATTTTGCAACTCAAACAGATTTTGCAAATATTAGAGAGTATATGGCCTCGTTAGATCCAGAAAGCGAGTTCTTTTTAAAAGTATCTAATCGTGTAAAAGCAGTTGATGATGCTATCGAAAGAAAGTTTGAAACAATAAACTCAGAAGAAGGTAAGATACATAAAAAACTACAAAGACCTTACGAGAAACAAGTTAAAGCATTGTATGAGGATGCTGCTAAAAACAATAGAAAAGTCAACTCTGCCGAAGTTTTTAAAATTATACAAGCCTACTATGGAGATCCAAACCTTTGGGTTCCTAATCATCCTATAAAAGGTATCAAACCAGAATTTATAACTAAGTTAGAAACATCAATAGACTATTTAGGTAACAAAGACGTTGATGTACAACTTAAAAATGCAGCCTTAATAAATGGTTTTGATGGTGCTATACTAAAAGAAGTAGCTCTTTACAAAAAGACAAAGGTAGGTGACTTAAATGCTAAAGATTATTTTCTAGCAACTACTCTAAAAGATGAGTTAAAAGCTTCTCTTATACGTTCAGAAGATCCGGGTGGTAAGTCTGACTTTGAAATACATGTAGATAACGGCAATGATCCAAAACTATTTGTACAGACAAAGTTAGACGAAATAATAGATAAACTAAAGAACGGTGAATATGATGCTACACTTGTAGTTAATAGTTCTAAGTTAGCATATCTGAAACAAGATCTTATACAGTTACATAAAAAAAGTCAGGGTAGTACAGTAGACTCTAACACAGTATATGAGGGTGAAGCTCCTTGGTTAGAAAAGTCTCTGCTTCATATACGAAGTGGTGGAGAGCTACACAAAGAAGTAATACAATGGTGGTCAGAGTTTAAGGTAAAAGATAAAGATGGATCTTTGATGCGTCCAAGAGAGTTAATGTTTAGACGACTTAATGCTTTAGGTGTATTTAAAGATGATCCTATACAAGGTTTCTTTGTAGATCCTAGACGAGAGTTTATGACATCTGACGAGATGAAGTTTGAAGATACAAACGGTCTACTCGGTACAATGAACTTAATGACTAAAAAGTCTTCGCTTGATGGCGAGCCTATGGGTGCTAAAATCTTACAAGCTTTTGCTTACAAACCCGCTGAAACAGGTAGAGCTGGTCTTACAGGATACGACTATGTTGACTACGGTAACAATAGTAAGTTTGATAACTTTATGGATAATTTGCAAGCTAAAGTGGTAGGCGTATTTCCCAATTTCGGTCTAGACCCAGACTTACGATTTACAGTCACAGATCTAAAACTTTACAGACCAACTGTAACTAGGTTGGGAGGTATAGAAAGTCCAAACATGAACAGAGATCTTTACCACATAGCTCAACAAAACCCTGACGCTAAGTTTGGTAAGTATGGTATTACAGGTAGCCAAATAGTACAATTATTTGACCAACCAGTATTTAAAAAGTTTTTAGAAGATAACCCTGCTTTACAGTTTGATGCTAATTTTCAAGACTTTCTTGTGTTTGAGTCTATAAGATTCCAACTAAATCAAAGAAACTCCATACGTGGTATGAAGATAGAAGAGGGTCAACTTTCTGTAACTGATCTAACTATGTTTAATGAAACAGAAATAGAAGCTATGAAGGAGATTTTTCCTAGATTAGCTAACTATAAATTTAGTCAGTTAAATATGCTATCTAAACCTGTTGCTGATCTTATACTTACTGAACTAGAAAAAGCACAGAAACTAGATGAAGAGCAAAAGACTAATAAGAACGTAAAGGCTTTCAAAGAAAAACAGAAAAAAGAGAAGGCAGACGAAATAAGAGAAAGAACAAAACTGTTTAAGTAAAACACATGACAAATTCCTATGGATATAATGGAGTTGATGATGAAGCAATAGATGCTGGTATATCTGCTGCTAGAGATGCTATAGACATCTATACTCAACGTGAGCAAGAAAAGCAACAGAGACAAGAAGAAGAAGTACAGGCAGAAGAGCAAGCTCGATCTGAACAAATCGACCCACGTAATGCTGAAACTTGGGGTGCTAAGGCACTCATCAAAGAGGGTCAGTCAATACTGTCGGGCGGTTTACAAGATACGGCATCATCATTAGCAACATTTCCTGAGCGTACAATAGATGCGTTGTCAGGAGAAATGCAAAGAGAGAAACAAGAAAAAGGTTTCTACAAACCAGAATTTACACCATTTGATTCCTACGACAACCCTATTGAAACCAAGACATGGTGGGGTAAACAACTAAGAGCTCTAGTACACTTTGGTACACTTGCAGTCGGAGCAGTCGGAGCAGCTAAGGCTGTTGCAGCTACCGGTCTTGTAACTGTACCAGCTGGACTCGTAGGTCTTACTAGCAGCAGTCTAGCTCGTGGTGCAGCCGTAGGTGCTGTGTCTGATCTTATATCAAAAGAGTCTGACGAACAGAACGCTTTAGGTGCACTATCTGAAAGATACGGCTGGGCTGACACACCGTTAGCAACAAAGGATACAGACCATCCTGTAATGATGAAAATAAAAAACATTGTTGAAGGTATGGGTATAGGTCTATTGTTTGATGGAATTGCATATACACTAAAAAAAGGTAGCAAAGGTGCTGTAGATCAAATTAAAGCACGTAACAAAAGTATAGATAAACAAACTATAGAAGCTGGCATAGCACAACTACGTGAAGGTGAGGTACAGTTTAGAGCTGATAAAAACAGACCAGTAGCTGACCCACATCAAGGGGCACACATATCAGAAGTTGACCCGCAGCAAGCTCGTGAACAACTATCACGTACACGTAACGAGTGGGGCTCAGAAGAAGGGTCAGCAGGCTCTGTTACTACACCAGTAGAACGTGAGCGTATAGCATTAAAAAGTGGATCTGACGATGCAACAATCGAACGTATCGCTAGAAGTTTGATGAGTAGCGAAAAGTTTGCTAAAGAAATGGCTGCTGTAAAAGGCAACAGGCAAGCACTTGTTGCTAAGTTTAGAGAAGCTATAGAAGGGCATCAAGCTATTACAAACGGTAGAGATGCGTCGAATATGTCTGCTGGTGAGTATCTAAAAAACTTGTTTGAAACAAACGATGTTATAGATGGTCAGGAAGTTTGGACATCTAAGAACGTAGTTATAGGTGACTTAGTTGTAGGTACACTTTTAAAACAACTACAAGATACAGGTATAGCTGGTAGAGAGATAGCTGATATAGTAGATATAAGCACTATAGACGGCCCAACAAAGCAAATAGTAGATACTATGCTAACTGCTTTGTATGAAACAAAAAAGGCTAGGCTGATAAAATCTGACTCATTTAGAGAGTTAGGTGCTGGTAAAAAACGTAAGGATGCTATAGATCAAGTTTTAAAAGAAGAAGTACAAAACTCAAAAGAGGCTATACAGACTGTACTTAAGATTGCAGATGATGACGAAGATTTACTGATGGCTATGTACGAAGCTTTCTCAATGATGAAAGACGTAAACACTTTAGATGACTTCGACAGATGGGCAAGAAATGTGTTGTTAGGCGGTAAGCTAGAGCAAGGTGGTGTAGACCGTACTGGTACTCTTATTAGAGAACTAGAAGGTGTCATGACTAATAGTATTCTATCTGGCCCTAAAACACCAGCTCGAGCAATTATGGGTACAGCTACTGCAACGTTTTTAAGACCTGTTGCTACGGCACTAGGAGCTTTCGCACGTGCACCTTTTACTGGAGATGTGGCTACTCTTAGAGCTAGTCTTGCATCAGTAAATGCGATGGTAGAAGCTATACCAGAATCATTTACATTATTTAGAAGTAAACTAAACTCATACTGGAAAGGAGATATATCTTCTATCAAAACTAGATATGCAGAGTATACTAAAGGTGATGAGAACTGGGAGATATTACGTCGTTGGGCAGAAGATAGTGGCAGAGCTACACCCGGAGAGCAGGCAGCTTTTCGTGTAGCTAACATGGCACGTAACATGAATAATAATAACTTCTTGACATACTCTACTAAGATTATGGCAGCAACTGACGATGCGTTCGGCTTTATATTAGGTCGTGCAAAGATGCGTGAGAAAGCTATGCGTAGAGTTCTTGAGTTACAAGAGGGTGGCTACAAGACACCTAAAATAACTAAAGATCTTATGAAAGCATACGAAGATGATTTCTATGCTCAGGTTTTTGATAATGCTGGTAACTTAACTGATGAAGCTGCAAGCTTTGCACGTAAAGAAGTGACACTTACACAAGAGCTTACAGGCTTTGCCAAAGGTCTTAATGATGTGTTTACTGCTGCACCTCTAGCCAAACCTTTCTTTTTATTTGCTAGAACTGGTGTAAACGGTCTCGCACTTACAGGTAAGTATACACCGGGTTTTAACTTCTTAGTCAAAGAGTTTAATGATATTGCAGCAGCTAGTGCTAGTAATTTAGATAACGTTGCTAAGTATGGCATAACATCAGTAGAAGAATTAGCCAACGCTAAAGCTCTTCAAACAGGCCGATTGGCCATGGGCTCTGCTGTAACATTTATGGCTGCACAAGCTTGGATGCGTGGTGATCTTAACGGTAACGGCCCTGTAGATAGACAGAAAAGACAAGCTTGGTTAGACGGTAAGTGGG